CTCAAAATCGGCCTCGGTGCGCTGGGTCAGCGCCGGCAACGTTGGAATGTCATATGGCATTGATCAGCCCCCAGGTGTTCTCAAAGTCCAGCTCCACGGTGTCGCCGCTCTGTTCGGTCAGCGTCACCCGCAAATTCATCCGGTCGTTGCCACGGCGTTCGGGCGTGACGCCCACGGCCGTGACTATGCCGTCATCGAGCAGCCAGGCCAGCGCCTCTTCGGCGTAAGCCTGGGCATCCTGCAGCGTCTGCGCGACCAGCGTGCGGCGTGCCAACAACCACAGGCGCGAGCCGATCTGGTCGCCGGCCACCGAGGGCAGGCAGTCGCCCCACCACCCCTTGCGGTCGCTGTCATCGACCGCGTCATCCGGGCCGGCGCGGCGCCAGGTGAACAGGCTGATGGTCACGGCGCGACGCAACAATTCCTCACGGCTCATGCGCCACCTACCAGCGGCGGCCCGCTTTGATCGGTGCCCTGCTGCACACCACCGTGTGGGTGTTCGATCTGGCTGACACCGGCCGCGACCTGATCGCCCTGCGACTCGATGCGCCCGGTGGTGCTGATCAGCGGCGTATCGAATTCCACCGCCGTGTGCGCCTTGATCTTGAGCGTCATGGTCTCCACCTCGATCACCCGGTCGCGCTTGAAATGAATGAAATCACCTTCGTCGGTGTACAGGGCCACCTCGCCCGGCTTCAGCCCCAGCAGGCGAAAGCGCCGGTCCGCCACCACGAGCACCACGCCGTGGCTACGATCGCCACCGATGAACGCCGCCAGCGCCTCGGCCCCCGGCTTCGGGCAGGCGGTGAAGCCATAAGGCTCCAGGTGTTCCATGTTGTCTTTGACCTCGCCGGCCAACAGCCGCAGCTGCAGGCTTTGCAGCTTGCTGGCCGAGTTGCCCAGGGCCACCGCCCCGCGCGCCAGCATGTTCGCAATGCCGTTTCTCATGGTTTGTAGTCCGCTGGAATGAGGTATTCAAAGTTGTCGGTCTTCTTGCCCTTCTTCGCCTTGCGCTTCTCGTAGGCGTCGTTCGGCTCCGGCAGAAAGGCCTCGGGCGGGGCCACGCTGATCTTGGCCGTGGTGCCCTGCTCGCTCAGCTCGTAGCTGATTTCACTGATCAGCATGTCGCGGTCCAGCCCGATCAACGGATCGACCACGCGCACCAGCATGTTGTGCCGCCACAGCGCGCCGTTGCTTTGCCGCCAGCCCTGGACCACATAGTTGACCGCCAAGGCCTTGCCGACCGCGCTGGCCCGCTCCCACTCGACCCGCTCACGGGCCAGCTTGGCGGTCAGTTGCCCGGATTGCTGAATGACCTTGACCCGCCGGCGCTCGATGCGCGCGTCGGATATCCGCGCCTCGACCTCGCTGGCCTGCGCGCCAAAACTGTCATCGCTACCGCTGCGCTGGCCCTTGCTGACGTACTCGGAAAACACCCCGGAAAAGTCCAGATTGGTGTCACCCGACAGCAGGTTCTTGCCCAGCTCCAGGGTATCGACCGCACGCCCGGCGCTGCCCGGTTTGGCAATGACAAGGCGGCCCTGGCCATCGTCGGTGCTGAACAGCCGCGACAGGGTCAACAGCCGGTCGATGCTTTCAAACGCCGTCTCGCCCGGCTCGATGGTGTGGTCTTCCACGCCCAGGGTCAGCGCCGCCTCATTGACCACCGCGATACCGTATTCGCCGGCCAGCGCGGTGATGATCTGTTGCACGTTTTGTCCGCGCCACTGCCCCGGCTGATTGACCGCGGCGCAATCCACCAGATCCGCGGTGCGCGAACGCCCGGTTATGCTCAGGGTGACCGATTCGCTGTCGTAGCGAATCGGCGTGCTGAACACATAACCGGTCAACAGAAGCTCCTGCCCAATGCGCACCTCCACCGCCTCGCCCTGGCGAATCCGCACCGGCACCTCACCCCCGCCCGGCCAGCGCCAGGTGATGCCCAGAGTGAAGTCGCGCGCCTGACGTTCCAGGCCGGCACCGATGCTGACGGCTTTCCAGCCGCCGTAGTCGTGCCCGCCCACGCTCAGGGTGACGTTATTCAGCTGATCCATGGTCAGGCCTTCGCTACTTGCAGTTCAGTGGCCGGGACAAAGCCCGGATGCTGCACCCGGTTACGCGCGACAATTTCCCCGCCGCGCAAGGCATCGCCATACAGCGCATGGGCCAGCACCAGGGCTGACATGGTTTCGGCCGGGGCATAGGTGCGCAGGCCCACGCCGCTGCGCGCCACTTCCGTCAAGTGCCGGTCCAGGGCCTGGCGGGCCTCGCTGAGCGCGCCGAAATGATCCGGCTGACTCTCGCCCGCCACCGACCACATCGCCTCGCTGATCGTGTCACGCACGGCCAGCACGTCCTCGGCGACCGGCACCGCTGTCTCGACCGCGGTACCGGCCTCCACCGTCGCCCCTTGTTGCGCCAGTTGCACGCCCAGGGCCGCCGGTGCGCTGACGCCCGGCAGGATCGCCACAGGCACCTCGGCCATGTCCAGCAGCACATCCAGCAGCGCCGCGTCCTGCACCAGGGCAATCACCGCGGCTTGGATCACTGCCACCTCCGCGTCATCGGTGGCCGGCGCCTCGACCGATAACGCAGCCACCGCCGCCGCCTTGGCACTGCTGGCCGAGAACGAACTGCTCTCGCCGGTACCGGCGACAGCACCACTGGAACTGCTCGCGCCGGTGTCACTGGAAGATCCGCTGGAACCGCCGGCGCCATAACCGCCGAACGAGCGCGCCAGGCCGGTAATGCCCGCCAGCAGACTGTCGGCAAACGCCCCCGGCCCATTCAGCAACGAGGACACCAGGCCGTTGAGGTCGGTGCCCAAGCTGGAAGCGGGCTGCAGGAACTTCAAGGCAAACCCCAAAGCCCCCGACAGCGCCGAGCGCACCGCGTTGGCCCGTTGCCGCGCCAGATCCACCGGCGCCATCGCCGCGTTGAAGCGGCCCTTGATCGAGGTCAGCAGGCTCGGGGCCTGGGCCGCCAGTTGCCGGCGGGTGTTCGACGACTGCACCGGGAAGGCCAGCATGCCGTCGATAAACTCCAGGCTGAAGCGCACCACACCCAGCTCGTTGCGCGCATGCGACACCTCACACGGGCCAGCGGTGACGGTGAGGCGGCCGAACCACGGATGCACCAACTCCCCCGGACCGGCCTTGTCCAGCGCCTCCAGCAGCCGGTCGCGCTGCGCCAGGCAGTCATCCCCGGCGACAAAGCCGGAGACTTTGTATTGCCGGGTACTCCGCCCCAGGTCTTCGACAAAGGGTTGATCGCGCTGCGGGAATTCGTGCAACTGGGTGCGGCGGCCGACAGGCACGCTGTCGGTGTCCACCAGGAACGGCACCCCCCGAAAGGAGGCGCCTTGTTTACGGTCGCGCCATTCACTCATTGCGGCTTACTCCCTGACAGCGAGCGGTATCCCACTTGCGGCGTGATCGACAGCCCCGGTTGATTACTCGTGCCCGGATCAACCCGGACACCGGGCGGCGCCCCTTCAAAGCGCACCACCAACGCCCCGTCGAGCTGGGTGCGGTTATTCGCCAACGACGGCTGGAGCAAGGCGCCCGGCGCCGGCAATCCCGGCTGCAGCAAGGCGCCCGGCTCCGGCAGCGCCGGCGGCCGCAACAGCTGACCCGGCGCGGGGCTCGGCTGGGTCAGGTTGTGCTCGTTCGGCGGATGGCTCGCCATACTCGCCGCCTTGGCCTGCAGGAACGCGCCCGGCGCCGGCAGGCCCGGCGGGCGCAACAGTTGCCCAGGCGTGAAGCCGGCTTGGCTCAGGCTGCGTTCGTTCTGCTGAATGTTCGCCAGGCTCACCGCGTTGGCCTGCAGGAACGCCCCGGTCCCACCCCCGGCGCCGGCATTGCGCTGGCGTTGCTCCTCGGCATAGCCGGCGACTTTGGCGGTCAGACCGACCCCGCCGTCCTCAAGCCCAAACATGCTCAGGATCGGCTGCAGGTAGGGTTTGACGCCCTCCCACAAGCCTTTGAAAAAGGCGGTGATCGGTGACCAGTGCTTGACCAGCATGCCCAGCGGCGACCAGTCAAAGACCGTTTTCATGAACTCCATGAACGGCGTGGCCAGCGCCTTGATCAGCTCCCACAGCGCAGTGAAGAACGGCCCGACCGTGTCCCAATTGGCCACGATCAGCCCGGCCGCGGCGGCGATGCCTACGGCGATGATGCCCACCGGCGAAGCGGCAAACGCCACACCCAGCACGCGGGTGGCCATGGTCGCGGCGAACACCGCCACGCGCAGCGCGGTGAAGGCCGCGCCGCCGATGGCCAGGCCGCGGACCAACTGCGGGTTGGCTTGGATCAATTCGGCCACCGTCGAAATCATCGGCCGCAGGCTATCGACCACGGCATTGATTCCCGGCAGCAGCGCACTGCCGACGGCCCGCGCCACACTGGCCGAGGCGTTGCGCAACAGCTGCAAGTTGTTCGCCGTGGTCGCCGCCCGCGAGGCGTACTCGTTCTCCATCGAGCCGGCGTATTGCTGCGCATCGGCGACCTTTTGCAGGTTGCCTTTGAGCAGGTCGAGGTTGGTCAACAGCGGCGCAATCGCGGTGATCGACTCGGTACCAAACAACTCCGAGAGCAGCCCCGCCTGCTTATCCTTGTCCACGCTCTTGATGCGGTCGAGGATGCCCAGCACTGCCCCCTGCGCATCGGTCTGCATGGCCTTGGCCACTTCCTTCGAATCCAGGCGCAAGGCTTTGAAGGCCAGCGCCTGGCCTTTGGTCGCCGCCGAACCCTTGGTCATGGCCAACATGAAGTTCTTGATGCCGGTGGCGGCCACGTCCTGCTGCACACCGACGCCGGCCATGGTCGCGCCGAGCGCGGCGATCTGCCCGGAGGCCAGGCCGGCAATCTCGCCCAGCGGACCGATGCGGGTGACGATGTCGGAAATCTGCTTGGTGTTGGCCGGGCCGGTGTTGCCCAGGTAGTTGATCTTATCGGCCAGCGTTTCCACGTCGCTCTGGGTCAGTTTGAACGAGGTCCGCCACTTGGCCATCATGTCGCCTGACTCATCGGCGGTCTGGTCGAAGGCAATGCCCATCTTCACCGCCGCCTCGGCAAAGCCCAGCAGCTCCTCGCGGGCAATGCCCGACTGGCCACCGGCGGCGACGATCTTGGCGATGTCATTGGCGGCCATGGGCAAGCGGTCGGACATGCGCCCGATGTCGTCGCCCATCTGCCTGAACTGCGCCGGCGTTTCGAAGTTGACCACCTTCTTCACGTCAGCCATTTGCGACTCGAACTCAATCGCCGCCGCGGCGCCGGCAATGAACGGGGCCGCCAAGGCCCCGCCGGTGAGCACGTCGCTAAAGCCGATCTTGCCCAGGCCGGTGCGTTCCAACCCCTTGCGAAAGCCGGCGACGTTTTTGCGGATACCGGCCAAGGTCGGCGACAGCTGGTCGACGCCGGTGATCAACGCCTTGAGTTGAAACTTATCGGCCATACCCTACCCCTGCGGAATTTGATTGATGCGCTGGGCGTTCGCCAGCGACTCGGCGAACGTATCCAGCGGCAGTGCCATCATCTGTTCGGGTCCGACTTTCCAGAAGAAAGCCAGGTCATAGGCCACGGCAATCAGGCCTTCGACTTCGCCGATGCCGCACTCATGAAAAAACCCGATACGGCCCAGCCCAGGTTGTTCAAGTCGAACAGGTCCAGCTGGTTCACCGACGACGAGGGAATGCCAGCACAGACCGCGATGTATTTGGCCGCCGCCTCCATGTCGAGGGTGACGTCCTCGTTTTTGTCGAACTTGTACGGCAGCGCCTTGATCGCGCGCACCTCGGCCACCGTCGGCCGGCGCAGGGTGATCTCCAACACTTCCTGGTCATGCGCCTGAATCGGCGTGGCCAGCACGTAGGGTTTCACGGCCTTGACTTGGCCTTCTTCCACTTGGCTCATTGGAAGCCTCCTTTGTTGCCGTCCCATTGAATGTCGATGGTGCCGTCGTCGCCCTTGGCAGTCGGCTCGCCGACCACGTAGGCGCCCGACAACACGTAGACGCGGCTGTTCTTGAACTCGACGGTGATCGTCGCATCGGTGTCGGCCATGATTTCCTTGATCGGCAGGTCCGCCGCATCGACGATGGTGGCTTTCACAAACGGCACCAGGTCTTCTTCCTTGAAAAAGCCCGGCGCAATCGACTCGCGTTTTTTGTCACCCAGCAGCACTTCCACGCCGCCGGTGACGGTGAACTGAACCCCGTTTGCCTTGATGTAAACGGTGCCCGCAACTTTCTGGCCCATGGCCGCTCTCCTACAAAAAAGCCCGCACGCGGCGGGCTATACAGGTTGGTGGGATCAGACCGCGTACTGCAGGCGGAACTGGTACTGCAGGGCGAAGATCCGCAGCTGATTGACCAGATCCGGCGGATACAACACGTTGAGCCGGTTCGGGTTGGTGGCCGAGCGTTCCACGATCAGGTTGGCCGCGAAGGCTTCGGCGTTTTCCACGATGCCCATCTGCTCCAGGGCGTAGTAGCCGGAGATCATTTCCGCGCGAATCACGTTCGGCGTGACGATGGCCTGGCCTGCACCGAAGCGCGTACCGTCATTGGCCAGCTTGTGTCGGCCGTATTTGCTGGTGACCCGCGACTTCAGGTAGCCAATCACATACGC